GAGCATCAAAGTCAGCCGCCGCCAGTGTAATAAAAACAGTTGATGTACCAGAAAGATTTAATAAAGAACCAGTAGAGCTAGATGTTAAGGTTCTGCTTAGAGTTGTGCCACTATGCGTATATGTGCCAGTGCCTATCTCGTAGTTATTACCGCTTTCGATAACGTAACGCACACTATCGCCATCGCTTATACCGCCATCGGTAAAAGTCCTAAAACCAGTTACAGCAGAGCCAAGTGTAATTGTGCCTGTACCTGTTGTAGTCGTTGTGACTTTAACTCTGTCTGCTACTTTTACCATCTACTAGCTCGGGTCTGGTATGCCTATATCTAAAGCAGATATATCAAACTGGTTGCCACTGTTAACTGACTGAGAAGCGTTTAACGCACCTGTCACTAACAATCTACTGTTTGAAGTATCTGTTATTGCAAAATGTGTTGCTGTTCCTGTGCCTGTTACAGAAGCATCACTAATAGCTGCCAAAGTGACTTTACGTCCTCCACCTGTTCTATCTGCTGGCGCACCAATACTAATACTGGTTGTGTTGCCTAGCGTGTGCGTAGATGTTGCCTCTGCAAAGGTTGTGGGTTCCTGACTGCATATGTCAAATCTGTTGGCCTCTGTGTCGAGTACCGTCAAACCGTTATCAAGCACCCTGTCTGCTATACTTGCCATTAGTAACTCCTTATCTTCATTCTGCGACCAGAGCCGCTAGTTTTTGACCGTTCACTTTCTAAATTAATATCATTAATTGCCTTTTGATACAATGCCGCCCATGTGTTTGCTCTAGTATCTTCCTGTAAGTATGGAGCGGAGTGAACTAAAGAACCATAAAGGTACGCATCTGGAAAATTAGTTAAAACCCAGTTTGTGGTTGTTTGCGCGTTTAATGTATCAATAGTTTCATAATAAAGCATTTCCAAAGTATAAGCAGCATCAGGCGTTGGAAATACCTCAATACTACCATCAAGAATAGCAAAATTTACTGGCCTGCCAGTTGTGTTAAGGTTTTGCGCCCTAAGATTAGATATTTGAAAAGCATTAACCATTTCCAAAGTGTTGGTATTAGACGTGTTTAACGACATACGAATAGGCTCTAAAAAATCACTAGGCAAAGCGGTGTACTGCGTATTAAGCTCTGCCGTTGCACGTTTTTCCATACGCCAGTGTCTAACTTCTCTATTCATACCAGTTTCGGCAAGTTTAATAAAATCAGGTATAACTGACGTTAAATCATCTCTGTTTAAAAAGTCAGCTATACTAGCTTTTAATTCATCATATGTTGATAACGCCATCTAACAATTCCATCTTCTACGAGCAGCTTTGCCACGTTCACCTGTCCAGCCTCTAGACCTAGCGCAAAATGACTTCTTACGAGCCTTTTCTTTTGCAGTTAAATTTTTCTTTTTCGTTACCGCCGTTTTAAGCTTTGATCCAGGGTTAGCACGCCTATGCGCCGCTACACCCTTTGCAGTCATACCCGCACCCTCTTTTGCAGTGCGGTAATTTCGACCCTTGCCTTTGGTCGTTTTGCGTATGGCTTTCTCAGCTTTTCGCGGCATTATTACAACTGCCCTGCGGCCTTCATTCTTTGATACATATCGTAAGCTGCGGCAGGATCATTTAATAAAGCTCCTTGACCTGGGGTTCTTCTAACTAAATCCATAAACTCATCAAACCCAGCGTCACCAGTTGATCTACCAAAGCGATCCAAAGGCACAGACTGCTTAAAAGCGTCTGATCCGGCAAATAATAAATCTATGCCCCTAACTGGCAAACCCATATCCGCTCTTTGACCGCGAGACATAGCATCATACTCTGCCTGAGTTACCTGGCTCATAGCTTGCCGCATACGCTCACGATTATCTATGTTTCTCTGTGCTTGAATACGACCATCCTGGGTAGGATCAATATCACCACCATAAGTAGAAACAGGTGGTGGTAAATACGCCGCATTAGCAGGCATATTCATATTTGGATAATCTGTAGCTGGTCCTGGACCGCCAAACGGATCAAGCCCCATACCACGTTCCGCAGCTGCACCCGTAATGTTAGGTCCTAAACCGCCGAATGGCTCTAATGGGTCGCCTGGTTGTGTAAAACTTGCCTCTTGATTTGCCATAGCAGCTTGGTTTGCCGCAGCTTGCTCTACAGAAGCTGGTCTAATTCTTGGCCGTACTGGGCCACCCGCAACAGCCTGTTGAATAGGTGACGTAGTAGGGCCACCAAAAGCACGCTCACGTTGAGAGCCGTATGGCTTAACACCTATGTTGTTTAGTATCTCACTTAACGGGCCACCCTCAAATGTATCGCCTCGAGTATCACGACCACCGCCATCCATAGCGTCAATAAAAGCAGGAACATAACGCTTGTTTACTTCATCAAAGTAACCAAACCTACCATCAGAGTTAGCCTTTTTTCGATCTTCCGCAGATGTACTCTCATATCGAGCCGCACCCTTGTTAGAGCCAAGACCGCCTTTTCTTTGCTCCGGCGTACCCTGATGAGCAAAAGCAAAGGGATTTGGCCTGCCAATTACCCTGTAATGATCTGCAATTTTTTCGGCATGTGTCATTTCTGAACGAGGTTTGCGTTTTTCAGCCATTACTTCTTACCCTTCTTTTTTCTGCTTAATTTTCTCAAATCTGCACCTGTAATCTTTTTACGAGGTGGGGCTACGGCTGCAAGCTTTTTTTGCTTTGGACTATATTTTCTAAACGGCATTACTTTTTCTTTCGCTTAACAGGCTTTGCCGTCTTTGCCGCTTGTCTAAAGTTTTTAGCCGTAGGCGCACCTTTAGACCCAGGTTTCCTCATCGTTTCGCCACTACCACCCTTGATACGCTTCCTCTTGGCATGAATATTGGCATACAATCCAGGTTTTTTAGCCATTATACCCTTTTCCTTGCTTTTTTCTTAGCAGTCATACTTAAGTCTGAAAAATGAAAAAGACGCTTACTAGTTTTAGTATGCGTCTTTCCAGTATGAAGCTGACCATTGGCCATCTTGTGCATAGTGCCTTTATGCTCAGTTCCATCTCGAAAATAATGCTTTATACCTTTAGCCATTATTTTTTCTTACCGCCCTTCTTGGGTGGTCTACCCTTTTTACTTCCGTAAGTTCCTTTACCCATAGGCATAACAATCTCCTTTACTGTTTTCTGCAACGTAACACATTATGCGATCCCACGCAAATTGCGTTTTATATTATTTTTCCAACTACTAAATGCGCCAGACAAAGCAGTTGCCGCATCACTAGCCATAGTCAAACATAGCGCATCAGCCAAGTCCGGTGAAGCCAACCCACGCTTACGCATCTCATCCTTACTTTCGGCTTTCATCTTGCCAGATGACGTAAAACTATACCTAATACTAGTCAACTCCGCGACCAACTGATCGTCTTTCGGTAATTTACACGCTCTATCCTCAAGCCAACCCTTCGTCTTAAACCACAACTCAGAGCGTAAATTTAGGTAAGTATCACCCATACTAGGGGCTTCCGCCACATTTACACCACGAACAGGCAAACCAATCTCATTTAACCGATCAACCACACCAGAACCTACACCGATACTGTCCACAAGTATCTGTGTAGGTTGGCGTGAGGGGGGTAAACTCTCATATTCCGCCACAACTCGACCAACAGTCTGCATCAAATCCAACCCGGTCCAGGACCGTATTTCCGTCACAATAGGACCCTGGCGTTTACATAACGCTGTTTTATCCTGACCAAACCGAGCCACATCCAAACCCCATACGCTAGACGTTTCCTCATCAATCTTAACATCTCTATGCAATGCATTCTCTACCAGGTGAAACGGAATGATCGTATCATCGTCTGCAAGAGGAAACTCACCCAATACACGAATGCGAAACGCATTGCTTTCCTCACCATAGCGTAACTTCATCTCCTCAATGAACTCATCACTAACCAACGGACTGTCAACACAAGACCAACGCCTAGTCCACCAACTATCCGCCATTCTATTCTGGCTCTCAAAAAACGTACCGCTACTTCGAGTGGGGTTACTTAACATAATCGTAGTCGCGTTATGACCAGACATAGAGCCTGCCGCAGCCTCAAAAACCTGCTCCGGCACACCACTAGCCTCATCTACCACCAACATAACGTGTTCGGAGTGAACTCCGGCTAACGCTTCTGGCGTTTCTGCGCGACTAGTTCTAGCCGATATAAACATCTCACTCGGCGCAGAAGTATGCTCAATACGATCAGACTTTACGTTCAATAACGCCTGAAACGCTTCAGGCAACTCATTAATCCACCGCTTTAACTCCGCAAACAAAGCATCAAACAACTGACTAGAAGTCGGCGCAGTCACAACCACCTTATTGGGGTAATGCATCAAGAAATACCAAAGCATCGCCCAGGAAGCAGCCGTTGACTTACCCGTACCATGCCCAGACCTTATGCTAATCTTACGCTCACCAGACGCAATCGCATCGAGAAACTCCGCCTGGTAATCTAAAGGATCAACGCCTAACACCTCACGCACAAACAATGATGGCTTTTTGGAGTAGCGTTGGGCAAACTCCAACATCGTGTTCTGCGAAAGATCATTCATGCTCTATAACCTTTACCTTGCGAAGCGCATCTAAATGCAAATCGCCAATACTAATGTTGATCTGCTGATTTGCCCTACCACCATACCGCTCCTGGTTCCAGGCTTGCGCCGCCAAATTGTGTTGACCAACTCTCTGCTTAAGCAAACCTAAATCAACCTGGCTAACATTTGCCTCGCTAATGTCTCGATCCCCATTCAAGGCTTCCACAATCTCACGCTGCCTACGATCACTAACCTCAGATATAGCCTCAAACCCTTCCTCAAAATGTGCATCCGCCGCATCTCGCCTAGCATTATCAACAGCACTCGATAACTCAGGGTTTTTCAATATGATATTCCGAAGCGCTCCTTGAGACATATCCATGTCAGCCGCAAGGTTGCGTATGGATTTACCAGACAATATCCACTCACGCAGATATTCACCGCCACCCCTACGCTCTATCTCAGCTCTTCTCTTCTTTGCCAGTGGTTTGCCCGCCATGCTCGTACCTCATTTTTTCAGAATTTTAGCATGATATTCTGCAAAAGCAATATAGGGGGGTGGGGGGGGTCACTGGGAGGATTGTTTTATAGTGTAAGGGAGTAATACCAAAAACAGGAAAGTGACCCCTGGCAGAACTGTAGCACACATTTCACTGTGTGGGAATGTATTATAATAATAGTAGGTAGAATAAGTTTAGTG